GCCGTAGTAAACTGTGTTAATGGAGTCATGCTAAATGTACTTTTGCACGGATTAAACCCAATGCCAATCAATCCAAATATAGCATCCTTTGTATCTTGTTCCAATTTCCCTAAACATGTTAAACAACTAGTTTGAAAGTCCGCAACACCTTGAACCGTTAAATTAGAACGCAAATTAGATGTTGCAGTGTTCAAACACTCCAATGCTGCATTAGGATCAGGGAATGTTCTTCCATTCCTTCCATTTACTTGGTCTGCGAGTGCGGCAGCTTGGAATCCTACTTGAGAAAATACTACAGTGCTTAAAAATTGTTGATTTTGAGCAATAGATGGCATACATCTAGCATTAACTAAATTCTTCTGTAATAGCACCGGAAGATTTGGTTTGAATGTATATTCCATATCAAAGAATGTGTAACCATCATTTGGAGTCAAAACTGGATTTGTAGAGAATTGAGCTTCTTTGTGAATAAAATTATTCAGAGTAGCTTGGTCAGCAATTGGAGTAATCCCATCTGGTGCAAAACCAGTTAGTTTTGTTTTACCATCATCTAGATATCCTAGTCCTCCAGCAATAGCCAATACTCCGGTTGTTCTGTTGGAAGTTCCATTATCGTAAGTATTTAAGGTTTGTGATGGAACCTTCAAAACTATACAGTCTTTAAATCTAATGTACTGAGGATCCCCATCGCGACCCCATTGTGCGGGATTATAGAACATTCTTAAATCAACTGTATAAGCGGCTTGACCTGGTGGAGTAGTGGCAGAATAACTGGCATCTGTTGGAAAGTATACTGGCTTTGGTATAACTGTTGGTGACACATCAAAAGCATCCACAATGTTGTAAAACGCTTGTGCTTGACTTTGTTGAGCATCAAATAATTGCCAACTTTCTGTTCGTAAATCAGAAGTTAGAAATAGAGAGCCAAGTGCAACACTAGTTTGATATCCAGCTTGTGGCAAATACTGTAATGTGCCCGTTTTGTTGTTAATTTGTCCTTGTACAATAGTTGGGCAGTATGTTGCAGCACAACAACCATCGGTGCTTCCTGGGCCTCCGCCATCACATGGAGGAATAGAGAAGATTAAGCTTAAAATATCTTTAATGACTTGGATAATAATCGCAAACAGAGCTAATAGAACAAAAAGGTTTTGGAAGATACACAGTAGGGCGCCAAGCTTTTTAGCAATAGTTAATACGCTAGTAGCATTAGCCGCATTAAAGGCTTTAAATAATGCATTGATGTTTCTTAAAATTGACTTAATGAGCTTTAGAATTTGATTAATGATATATGAAATTAAAGCTAATAACAATAATAGCAGTGAAATTATCATTAAGATAAGAGCAAATATGGGGAACAGGTTCAAGAATTCTGGAATACATTGAGTGAATAATCTGTTTAAAGCAGAAATTAGCGCAAATGGATTCATTAGCGCACATAGCACCTCAATAATACAAATAATAAGATTTAAAATTGGCAAAAAGAACTTGTATAACATTAAGAATGGCATAAACTGATCAAGTAGTTTCATAATGCCATCATAAATGTCTTTGCAAAAATTAGGATTTAGCTGAGGCTTTAATGCTCCGGGTGGAATAAGCATTTGTAGCTTATTCATAATGTCTAGTAAATCTTCTGGGAATCCATCAGGATATGGAATGGCTGGGATTGGTAAAGAAGAAGGTATACCAAATCCTGGCATAGATGGGCCACTAGGGCCAGATGGTGATGGTAATGAGACATTATTCGGATTGCAGGGACACATTGTCTATTTATATATCCAGCTATATCAAATAGATGTGGAAACTCCAGGTGCGCCTGGTGGATTTACTAGCCTATGATTTAGATACAGCATATCAGAATCAATATAAATAGGCCCATCACTCTTCATATTAATTCCTTGAGCTGCGTATAGATTAATAGACTGAGGAGTTAGCACGGTGACTCCAAAAGGATCAACTCTAAACATATGAGCAAAACCACCAGCAAATACCCTAAGGTCTAAAGTAGAAATCCATGCACCATCTTTATTCTTAAATCTTTCATCACTTGCGGCAATACCAAATCCACCAACTTGAATATATACATCACCATCAAAATTAACCATGGCACTTCTATTATTACGATCCCTGCCGATATTAGCTACTACTCCTCCAGCAGTATCTAACCAAAAAGATTGTCTATCAATAGTATTAGCACCAATATTCATTTCAAGAGAACCATCTAAATTAATAGATCCGCTACGACCACCTGCATTAGCACCTTGTCCAGATACTTTAATTTTCGTGCTAACTAAATCTTCAAGCTTTTCAATATAGCTAGTATCAATAGGATCTTCAACAGTACCAAGTTGGTATCTCTGAATAGAATCTGTATCTTGGTGTAGAGAGCATGTTCTTAGAATATCATGATAAGCAGTACCATGTCTAATGTTGTAAACACTATTTTCTACAAATTGACTAATACGATCTGGTGGACCAGCATCATGGTTATCAGAGCCATCAATTAGCTGAATTGATCCGTGTTTGAATGCAAAGGTACTATTATATTCAGCAGAACTAGGATCTAACTGTGGAGCTGCAAAAGAATCAACAAAAATATCTTGACTAATTGGTTGACCACTTGGTGCAAACCAAAGTTGATTAGGATTACCACCATCTGTAGTTCCAAAGGTAGAATAATTTTCTGCTCTTACTAATAGAGGAACATTACCCGCCTCACTGGATGCTGGTACATTTAATTTGAACTGCCCCTCTTTATCAACATCAAATGAAAATCTGCTTCGCTGAATTTTGGCATTATAGTTATCATCATTGATAGTAAGCTTAGTGCCTTGATTGGTTGGCTTTGGGTCTTTTCTAGCATTAATTTCAAAATGAAAAGCTACGCTCTTTCTCTCAAGAGCCTTAATATTCATAAAGGACTTTTTTGCGTCGGTAGTTGCTACTGTACCAGTAGTGCGTAAAGTATTATCTGCTGTTAAACCTACTGGAAGTGGAAGCCTATTGATATCTAAAATGTTACCAAAAATATCTACTACAGTTCCTTTAATAGATTCCATCAAATAGTTTGGGGCTACCAAACTTAAACTCATCGTATCGGCACGACTCATACGACGATTAGGCGTAGTGAAAATCTTGGAGCCTTGAGAGGTAGTTAAATATTTATTAGCTTCTGAAGCATCATCGTCAATTCTTGATTTATATTGAAACTCATACACTAACTCTCTGTGTTCTACAAATGCTGGATTCTTGGTTGGGCCAATTGGAGTATTATTAGCAGTTGTTCTAGGGTCTAAGCCAATAGGAATTAGAACACTATCATAATTATCATCATCTAATTTTGTGCGCCCACTAAATGAAGCAGCTTGTGGTTTAGGATTGATATCTCTTTTAACAATCCCAGCTACGGAACGAAAACCTTGTGTAAAATGATTTTCATTCTCCATGTTAATAGTGACATAATTACTCTGTGGAAAATCTTGGCTACCCGGAAATACATGTATGTTATTAACGTCAGACCCTATTTTGATATTACTATCCATATCCATTTTGATACGTGAGGTGTCAGTAGTATGTAGTAATAATTCTCCTAATTTTAGATCTGGAATAAGATCTACGTTTTGTGTTTTATAATTAACAATATGATACTGCCCTCCGGTACCTTGTGCTACAGTAACGGGAGTATTTTTTGCTGGTAGAGACCCAATAAACAAACCATTACTATCTAATAATGGAAAGTATCCAACTACTGGTACAGGAAGGGCCGGCTTAAAAGATGGTGTTTCCGTTAACTGTACTTGTAATGTATTTGTACTGGCATTATAACCAACAATAGATCCGTCCCTTATCATTCCTGGAGGTGGATCTAATGAGTTTATACCGGTCTGTGGTTTACCAACTACCATATTATCCTTTAAATTGAATTAGCTTCCTCATCTGAAACTTGAGTAAATGTAATCCAACAATCAATAATATAACTAAACAGTACTTTTCTTAATGATCTATTATCTGGAGATATAGTATTTGTATTAGTTCCATCATCATTACCAACTGGATTAGATGAACTAATAGAACCAGTATTCGTACTCGCGCCTGCCATTTGATTTCTAGCTGCATCAATAGCTTTTTGAGATGGAGAGCGTCTATCTTCTTCATCATCAATATTAACTTTCACTATTTCTACCCATTTTTTATCCAGTGTAAAATTTTGGACTGGCTGATTCTGTCCAAAGAAATTAACTGGTCCCTGTGAAACACCAGTTAACATTTGCATAACACCATTAGCTTGCTTGAGTAGCTGACTATCAACACCAGTTTTCGAATCATGATATACTCTAAGCTCAACTTTAGTTTTAATATTATTTCCTTTAGTACCATTAGCTCTAATTAAATAAGCTGTGTTATACAAAATATTGTTAATAACTGTGGTATTAGATTCTGAAAAACTACTAACGAAATCACCTTTGTTACCAGTAAAAGTAATTGGTGCGCCTTTATTTTTTGGGTCTAGTTGTACAACTCCAATATTTTGTTCTGGGGCAGATGAATCTTGTCTTTGAATAATAGTAGCTACAACTTCTCTATTCTTGTATATTAACTTACCAATTGTATCCATATAAGTTGGAATATATTCTCCAATACTATGACCATATGTTAACTCTAATGTAGTTGTGAATCCGGATCCCTGAGTCATAGAGTGTCTTACACTGTTCACATAGAATAGTAAATTGCGATCTTCTATGAAGACTACTTCGCCCGGCTGCATATATTCATTCCCAGAAATAGTAACTGATCCTCTCAGAATATTAGAACGATTGCGGGTCAAAATCATACTTGCGTATGGTCCACATTGTGAAGCCGGATCGCTTAGAAATGGAACTTTTACAACTGCTGGACTTTTGAATCCATAGTTTCTCCACATATCATAATCTACTGCAATAGCAGTCACTAATGCATTACCACCACCTGGGAAAGAATCTAATCCTGGTGGGCCTTCATTTTCTTTAAAGAATTCTAGCGTGCCTTGTACTTCTACAGATGTCCAAGGTGGAGGATTTTCAGATATACTTATATTTCTAATTTGGCTGCGCTTAATAACATATCTTTTACCAGAGCCGGGACCATAGTCATCATATGACTCATCTTCAATCATATGTTCATATACTTCTGGTATATAAGAGTTACCAAATAGTCCGGGATTTAATAAACTATTACTAGTGGTTGTACCATCATCTAGCGATCTAGATTCTGCTGAATTTTTAATAGTATGATAGAAAAGTTTTACAGCAAACTGCCATTCTTGCATATAGGTAGCAAGCTCATTTGTAACCTTAAACAGATCTATAGTTTCACCAGTATCTATCTCTATTGGTTGATTAGCTTGGGCTGGGGTTAAATAATCTTTACTTACAATATGCTGCCCGGATTTTGTATTAATTCTATCAATGAGGTCTTGAACAACGGTACTTTGGAAAATAGTAGTACCTGCTGTTAAGGAAACGTTAATACCATCTTGATTTTGATTTTGAGATTGGAGTGCATTAAATAGAACACTATATCTTTCAGAGTTAGCAAATAGTTGCTTAGTGGATGTGCCTGCAGCCGAAATTTTTTTAAAAGAAGCTAAATCTAAACCAAGAGCATTACCTGATGCCTCTTGGTTTGCTTGATCAATCAAGTTTGGTATATCTGTAATTCTACCACTAGAATCTGAAATAAAACTGAAAGTAGAAGACATACCGCCAGTAATATTTGCTGAGGTAAGAAATTTTTGAGCTTCTTGATCTCCTGATAGATCTATGCTTGAATATTTGTTTAAAATGGCACAATCTAATCTAATTTGATCTTCAATAATCTCTATACGAGTTCTAAGAGTAGTTAACTGGTCTGTAAATAAAGAATTAAGGAACTGTGGGAAAATTTGTACTCCTAGCGCTTGTTTCAAATAGATCATTCTGTGAAAAACTGAACTAGGCATTCTATTATACTGTGGAGGTCTGACACGAATATGACCTTGAGTATCACAAAATACTTCCAAATTTAATAAGTCAGCTACGTTTAAAATCTTTTCACGTACTGATGTAAATTCGTTGCTGTACATCTTAACACCATCAGCAAGTGACTTGTTAAAAGCAGCAATATCATAATCGATATCATAGTAATCATCAACAATGAATAAGTTTTTGTCCTTATTAGCACGGACATCATATGACATGCGACGTGTTAAATAATTAGTTTGCTTGCGTAATTGCTTCCTATTACTACTATCACTTGGGTTATTTTTACCATTAATAAAATGGTTACTATCATAGGCAGCAGAATTATCCACTTGACTATAGAAATATTTGGTATTTTTTTGAATTGTAGAAATGGAGCTATTAATATCATTTACCAAATTATTTATTTGGCTTTGTACTTCGGTAACTTGGCGAGCTTGTGTTGGATCATCTGTATTAGATATTTTTGAAGACAAAGCATTTACAGCGCCTATTGCGGTAGCAACATTTTGTAAATCAGCCAGCTTTTTCAATTTGCTATCTAAATCAGCATTAGCATTAGCAACTGTCAACTGCGCTTGCATAGCCTGTGCAATTGCAGATTCGTTCATTACTAAGTTTTTGAACGGAATAAAATTGCCCCAAAGGCTATTATTCTTAGAAAGATCATTTTTCAATGATTGAATGAATGAATGTGAAGATGCTTGACGGCTTTGTGGATCGCCACTAAATCCATACAAGTTTGATGTAGCTTTGTAATAAGTAGCGAAATTATATGGGACACCCGTGATAAGTAAAGAAAGCACATTCATTACATCTAGGCCGGCGAAAGGTTCTGCATAAATATTAGGATTACCAACTAAGTTTGGATCATTAATTTGATTTGATGATCCAAACTGTGTAAATATTCCAATTCCCTGTTTCCACTTATAGACTAAACCATCAGGAGCATAGAATACGCGCGTTAGTAATCCTGTAAATGGATCGATACTCTGGTCTTGAATATAATTGCCCTGTGTAGCTTTCTCGCCAGCCAGTGCTCCCAATTTATATTTAACCATAGAGCCAGAACCAGTTTGAGAAAGTAAATACATATTTTCTTCTAGTAGTTGCGGGATGCTGTTAGGAGGAGAATTGTTAAGAGTAATTACATCATAGTTAGATTGAAACGGAGTTAATGGATCGAAAATCAAACCATTGAAAGCATCTACTCCCGGTTTAAAATTCACTTTGCCTTGATCGAAATAGATAGTATTGTCTTTGCCACTTACATCAACTACAAATCTGCCGGCTGACCAATTATCAACTGCTGATTCTACTACCCCTGCAAAAACATGAGTTCCTTCGTGTTCTCCCACAAATTGTTTTCTAACCATAGCCCATAGAGAGCTAGGAAAATCAGGCCCAACAAACATAGCCTTTTCTGCCATTACAGAAATGTTAGCTGAAGGATTAAACAATATGTCACTAGCATTGGTAATAGACGTAATTGTGTTGTTAATGTTTTGTAGAATACCAAAGCCACTAAACATTTGAGTCAATCCAGCTAATATCTTATTATCAAATTGACTTTTGGAGTTCATGTAGATATGAATAACATCCATAGGCTGAACAATCAGTTTACCAGAGAAATTGAAACGAAGCTTTTTACGGGCGTAGTTGTAAGATTTGTTATTAGCTGTAAAATTACCAGCAGAATTTGCTAATAAAGTTAGTTGTTGGAAAATAGTGGCAATGATTATTTGAAATGCTTGCAACTCTGAATTACCGTGGCTCTTACTTCTTGCATTACTTGTCCATGGAAAACCGGTATATCCAGGACCAGTATCTAAACCATCATATCCAGCAATAGCTCCGTCTCTTAAGAAATCATCATTGACCTCTACTCCATTGTTACCGCCCAAACTAAGTGAATCTAATGGGTCGTACTTAAATTGAATCTCTACGCCTTGACGGTCAATAATGGCTCTTACTCGTTTACCAAGTAAGGTATCACGATCAATCTTAAAAGTAATTGGGCTAGCATTTCTAGCACTTCTAATGGCATTTAATTGATTCTGTTGTCTTGTAATAACTTCATTAGCGCTGGTAACACCAAACTGAAAGATTTTTTTATTGTAAAACAAGTTAGTAGCATCACTTAAAGCCACTTCAATATCATAATCTGTAATCAACATTGCTTCATAAGGGTCTGCAATACTAATATTAAATGTGCCTGGTGATTTCAAATCAACACTAGTACTAGTATTAATATTTATGAAGTTAGTTAACTCAATAACTCCAGTACCACCACCAAAAGTAGACTGTAGTAGATTGGTAGTATCAGTAATCCAAGTTGTAGTAGGATTTGTTTGGTTAAACCCGTAAAGAACTTTTAATCTATCAGTGGTTTTGATAAAACTATTACCATCTGGTGTATTAAATGGATTTGTATTTCCACCAAGTGCTCCAAATAAATTATTACCGCCACCAAAAATACCACCACTACCACTATCAAATACCGTACCTTTAGCAATGTCTCCTAATGTTATGATTAATGGAATTAATTGATCAGTTACATTTCCAACAGCAGCAGTTACTTGTTGTATTTTACTCAACTTTTCTAAGGCTGAAATTTGGTTACATTTATTTTTGAATAAGATATTAATGGCTTTATAATAAAGCTTTTCATCTGCATCCATAAAATCAGGACGATAGTTTTCAGCAATTGATGAAAACATTCTTTTCTTAAGAAGAACAGTTGCACTTGGCTCTTGCCACAAAATTTCAAACTGTTTTGGATCAGTATTATAAGGATCTCTTCTCAGATATCCTTCTTCTACATATTTACGCTCAGCAGATTGGTCAAATTTAGACGCAAAATCACCTAAAGCACCATACTTTATTACTTCTGTTTGCTCTTCATTTGCAAATGTGTCTAAAGTAGTAGTGGTATTTTCGCCAAAATTAAATTGGCTGCTAATTTGATCTGCTAAATCGCCTAAAAAACTCATAGAAGTCCTGCTAATGCTCCTACTATACCACCTGCGTTGCCAGGATTTCCGATATTGCTAATCGGACTGTCAGTACTTAGTCGAGTATTACCATTAAAAGAGTTAGCTGCATTAGGATAAAATGCATGGTTGGCAGTTGGCCCCGTCTTTGGGTTGTTGTGCCATGGGAAATAGTTGGTTCTGTATCCTCTTCTTTGTGTAACTACGAATACCATCTGATAGTCAAATAAAAAGTTATCTGCTCTTTCAGTGATAGTCATATTTTCAAAATATCCTCTATAAACCCAACCATTATAATACATTTCAACGGCAAAGGCCAAAGATGCAAGCGAAGGAATATTTCTAGCAGATAGATTATTGTTTGGAGAACTCATGCCTAGAATTCCTCCAAGTAGTCCGGCTCCACCGGCAGCCGCAGTAGCATTATTTCCACCAATTAGTTGACCTAATGCTCCTCCAACACCTTGAACAATATTATTAGCCAAATCAGCCGCTGCATTATTGGCTGCTAACGTAAGACCTGTAGCATCAAATGCATATTGCTCTGCACGATAAATTTCATAGAGCATATTTATGCCCTCAATACCAGAACTGCCGGTAGTTCCTGAAATATTCAAAGTGCTTAAATCTTCTCCCCAATATTGTAAAGTAAATCCGCCTTTAGTTCTCTCTTTAGTAATTAATTTTCTATGATTGTATGTGATGTTCTGCGGATTTATAAACATACGCACAGTACCAAACTGAGGTACGAACCAAGTTATAATATTTCTACCAATAGTACCATTGATACCAGTATTAATTTTGGTATATGGTAATCCATTACCATCGGCAGATGGTGTGGAGGCTACCAAAAATCCATTTGACTGGAAGGAAGCTAACTGACTTTGTGTTAATGGATTTAAGCTATTAAGCGTGGCTTGTGCTTGGTCAATATCACTAATTGCATCATCTAATGAAAATTTTGCCATATATTATCCTTCGTTAGTTGCCGTGCTTGCTGCGCTTCCAATTCTAGCTTGTGGACTTTGGTGTACAGCCCTTCCACAGTGAGGACATACACCAGTAATGTTAACCGTAATTGCAGACCCCGGAGCTAATGCAACAGGAATTGCTCCTTGATGTTGATTAGTGGCAGCAGCAAGTGGACCACGATTTGCTGTACCTGGAACATTTGTGGTTGTTCCAGTCGTACCAGTTGGTACTGATGCTGCTACCTGTCTGCCTGCTGGCCTATAATCTCTAACATTCTGATTTACAGCCATTGTATTCGAAGTTGTAGTAGTTGGACCAGGTGGCCTAAATAATACAGGGGCCAAGCTATTTTGAACCATAGAGTTAGCGCGAGCTTGCACTCCAGCTATTACTCTTCCCATAGATTCTTTTTGATCCTCTGGTAAATTGGCGACTTGAGTTTTCCAATCACTAATTGATTTCATCAATTTTTCATGACTTTGTTGAGTTTTTTCTTTATTACGAGACGAAATACTTTCTTGTAAACTGATAATGTCACTTTGAATAGACATTGGTAAGTTTCTGATAGTTATACCTAATTCTTTCAGCGCCCTTTCTGCTGGAGTTCCTTCTGTGGGATTCATGCCTCTTCTTTGTACATCTCGTAGTGCCTCCTGATTAGGTAAATTAACTGCTCTACCTTGTTTGTCCACGCCACCTGCGTCTCCTGTGCGAGCGGCAAATGTTCTTTGAATGGTAGTCAAATTTGCTAAGTCTGCTTGACCGCGCATTCTTTTTGTATTGATGTTGATCTCTTTTAGCTCAGTATATGATAACTGCTCTATCTTAGCGCCCTTCTCTATATTTTCTGCTAATATTGTGGTTGGATCTTTAACTTTCTCTGCAACTTTGCCAACGCGCATTGATTCTAATAATGACTCAGCCTCTTCTCTGCTTCTGGCCATTTTACCTAGTGGGCCTTGTTGTAAAATTTGAATTTGACGAGTATACTGAGCGGCTGCAGTTTGGCTTTTTTGTGCATCTTCAAATGACACAATTGGACCAGTCATTTTCTTAATTGTCTCTTCTACTTTCTTCTGTAATCCGGCAAAATCTCCACGTTTAATCATGGCATCTATTTGAAAACCACCCATTAGTCCACCAGGCCCTCCAGACATTCTGGAAACAAAAGCCTGTTGAGCTTGATTCATATCTTTTATCTGGGACGTATAATTCTTAAACATCTCCAGAGCATTTTGTACGGGGACACCAACATTACTTAGGGAAGCAACATACTGGTTCAAAGATTCAGTCATGCCTTGTGTCATCTTTTTAGCACCATCTTCTCCCATAGCAAAAAACTTAAAAGCATCCGCAGCCCCCATCAAAGCAGATCTAACGTCATCAATTTGGGCGTGCAATGTTTCGGAAACGGCCGTGATGTTTGCTGTAAACTTAAGAGCATCTTGAACTGATACACCATATTGAGAAATAGCTTTCCTCATATCTTCAAATACTTCGTTTTGATTTCTTCCAGCACCAGTTGCATATTGTACAGCAGCAGTCAATATATTGGTAGAACGTCCAGCTACCTCCATGCTGCCCATAAGTTCTTTGAATCCCCCAGGCATCTTAACAATGGTGGCCATATAACCGGCCATTACTTCTTCACTTTCTATGCCAGTAGCCTGCATAGCATTATACATAACATCTTGGTATTTAGCAGTAATATTATTTAGATTCTTAAAATCATTACCGACACCACCAAAAGTCTTACCGATCCCTCGAAACAAGGTTTCGGTGTCTCCTGCTTGAGCAGTAAGTTGTATAAAAGCATTTTGTAGTTTAAGTGCATTATCAGCACCCACTAACATAGCCTTAGAAGACTCGACTATTTTATTTTTTGCTTCTGCAAATACTTTAGTAGCAGATGCTAGCATTTCTGCGCCCAGTGACTTTTTTGCAGCATCTCCAGACATCATAAGATTTCGAACTGCACTAGCCGTCTCATCAAATTCCTTCTTTGCTAGGCTATAAGCTGGACTTTTTTCTAATATATTTTGCATATCGCCTATTTGGGAAGCAAATGTAGACAATCTAGAAGTATCTACATTTGCAAAAGAATTAAAAGATTCTTTTGCGCCAAGAACCGCGGCTGTTAGCGCCCCAAATTTAGTGGCATCCTGAGAAGCCAAGTTACCAATATTTTCTAATTTTCCACCAGCAATAACAAATCCTTCAGATAGGGTTTTTAAAGCACTGGTAGATCCTGTAAATGTAACTTCTAAGGCAGACATACTTTCTCTAGATTTATCAGCAGTCGCATTAAAATCATTCAATGATTTTAGTACTGCTGGATCCAATGGTTCAATATTTGGATCTGTCGATGTATTTGGATCTACTGGATCAGCCATTTAATTTACCTTGTTTCCTTTAAAGTTGCTCTGCGTTTTCTTCTTGGGGGCGGTTTATCTTCCTGCACTTCAAATACACCAGGTAAGCCTTCCGTAACCATTCTCATAGACTCTTCCATATCTTCATCGCTGGATTCATGAACATTATCATTTATAAGCTGTTGTACTGCTTCTGAATTCCAGAATGACCCCAATAGATATGCGTGATTTTTAGCTAGTTCCGCATCATCTCGATGGTCGCCCAGCCAGTTATAATAAAGCCATAATTTTAGAACCGGGTCCATCTCTGTAATGAACGGGTCAATCGGTAACTTATGATACATCTTACATAGATGCCATATGAAACGATGCTCCGGTTCATTCATTATTTTTTTAAGTCGTCAACAACCTCCTTAACCTGCTCCTCGGTCTTTGGGTTATACTTATTTTGCGCTTCCATAGCTAAATTATTATATTCTGTAAAGAGACGGAGGAGCAGAGCATGGTCCATCAGCTCAATGAACTCTAAACGAGCCTCTAAATCGTAGGAATGTAAAAACTCTTCAATTCGAACTCCTGCTACTACCACTAGTGAACGAGCTAGTAACTGTTTACGATTTTCAAAGATAAATTGCACTGACCCATCGAATTCGGCAGTGGCCACAACGGCATCTCGCAACTCTTGTGATGTTAATGTTTGTAATTTGTACATCTGCCCACCAATTTCAACATCTTTAGACAGGCGCGTCATACCAATTAATATCTCAATACGTCTTCTAGCGCCATCAGACAATCGTTCTTTGCCCTCTCTCTTGGCCTTTTTAACAGCTAGAATATCTTTCTCTACATCAGTTAAATCTCTAACTGGTTGCGGGAAATTAGGTTGCATTTGAGCCTGGAATTCTCTCATAGAGGTTTCATCAAATGTAGGCGTTTCATGCATATGACGTTGGGGGCGCTGTGGCATTGGAGATGGTTGATCATAACCACTATCATCTGGCACATTAAATTCCCTCATTGGGGGACCTGAAAACTGTTTACTTCCAATTGGACTATCAAACTTTGGCATAATTAACTCCACAAAATAAATACCCTGCTATGATTATATATCAAGCAGGGTACTTTATGAAGAGTTTTGAGATATTAGAAAGGATTAGAAGATTCCGGTAGAACCTGGATATTGACCAGATCCAATATCAATTAGACCAGCAGCATCAAGAGATCCTCTTCTACCACCTGCACCAGTATCAGTCTGAGATTCAATCCAGTTTGGATTGGATGCACCACCAAATGGCTTGTACAAGTTGTTCTGTCCACCAACAGCAGCGGGGCCACCGTTTACTGTGCTGTAAATGTGCTCTGCTTCCCAAGTTAAGCTGTCAGTAATTACCCAATCACTTACTTGATAAGTATAATCAATACCAGAGATCCATACGTTCTTGATAATTGTAGTTACTTGAGCATTTACCTGAAACTTTTGTTTATCAAAAATGATAATATCAAAAGGATAAACTTGAGATGCGACATGCAAAAAGCCTCTATCAAAAGCTTCTGCTACTCTTAGCTTTTGGAATCTTACTCTTTGGCAAGTTCCAGATACGTTAGTTGATTGGTGTGGTACAGAATCAATATGACCATCAGTTCCAACTTCATCAATCATCTTAATTGCTCTCTTCTCAGAGATTGCCATAGATTGAACTGCACCAATTGGTTGATAACCGCTTGGAGTTCTAACAGCTAATAAGATGTTAGTTGAAATTGCAGTATTGGTAGTATTAGTACCAAATCCGTCACCTAGATTAAGTAGTGAACCTGTTTGTGGATAGCCTGTAACCATATTATTTAACTCCCTAAGATATTATATATCAAGCTCCCAAATTAGTAACTGTTACCTTAATATAGATCCAGTTAATTGGGTAAACTGGCTGTACACTTACTGCAACATTCCACTGACGAGGATCTACTGAGTCTCTCTGAACTGCTAATCCTCTGAAGGCTGTAATGAGTCCTTGTGAGATCAAAGAATTCAACAAGATAACTGCTTCTGTGCTCAACTGAGTTGCTGTATCGACTCTTTCTGGAGTACCGATAAATCCAGCAAATCCAGCACGTAGAACCTTGGCAACTCTATCTCTGATGAAGACAATAGAGATTTCTTGTTCTTCTGGGAATCCAGACTGGCTGGTTGTGATACCCCAAACAACCCTTCCACCACCTGCTACTGGTTGTAATGTTGTTACACCAGCTTCTGCTAGTTGAGTTAGAGTTAGTGAAGAGAAGGTCTTGTTTCTCAAGATAGTAAATCCGCTAAATACCTTATTGGTAAATGGATTCTGTAGAGCTAAATCTGCGTTTGCATAACCTGCTGCAGCGGCTGCGATGTAGAAGCCGTCAACCAAGACATTTTCAGCTCCTGCTTGAACAACAATCTGATCTGGATAGAAGTATACACAGCGGAATGTTGAGCCATAAGAATTAGATACAGAGTAGTTTGCAAGGTCTTCAACGTTACCGGCCAAAATATCGGTAATGTTATCTCCTTGAATTCCCTCTAGAACACCAATATCTTCTACTGCTGCTGGTTGTGCACCAGTGAGGTTAGCTGGAGTCAACCCTTGAATTGCTCCGATGAACAAAACACGCTCTTTTCTATTAGCGATATTGCTCATTGTAATACAGTGGCTTAAGCAATTCTGGAAGATAACTGACATAGTTTGGTTCGGTAGTGGAACTAAAATATCACATTCAACAGTTTCTAGAACTTCTAGAGCATTTAACCATCCAGCATCAAAGAAGGAAGCATCTCTTGCGTCTACTATAGTAACTCTTAGTTGATATCCGTTTGGAACAACGTTATGGTTGACTACTAAGTAGGTGCTGACATCAAGAGGATCGATAACTTCGTATCTAGTATTACTCTCACTTACGAAAGCCATTTGCAATGTAAGTGTATTGGTAAATGCATCATATCCAATGATATCATAAAGCCCATCATTCCCAACAGATGATCCATTAATCTTTAACCTATAATTGGTAATCAAGTTAGGAATATTGAAATTTATCGCAGTGCTAGTTAAAGTGCCCTGGGCAGTATTCAATAGAGCAACTAAAGTACCATCAGTTCCAGATTTTCCAGCAACTGGTAATCCGGTTGAAATTTGAATTAATTCAAAAGCTGTGCTCGTTTGTGAAACAAAGTCTGGGAATCCAGTTGAGCTTGGAAATGGAGTTGGATATCCCGGCTGACCTGTTGTAATGGTTTGAATACTCAGTTGACCATTAGAAACTCCAGTAATCTGGAAAGTTCCAATGTTTGCTTTATTATTGGATTCAATAATCTTTAGCAATTTGCCAACGAAAGTAGAATCAAAATTTCCACTCTCAGCATGGAAAACTGCTTGTGTGCCGAAAGCAGGCAATCTACCAACATAACCATCAAACCCAGTAACCACAGTTTCAAAACTTTGGATAACGCTATAACCGAAGGAGTAACCAGAAGGAGGTTGTAGATCGCTGAAAACAAACTGAGTTGTAGTTGGATTTCCGGCGGTTCCTAGAGTATAATATGGGTGCTTATTAGGTAGTAACTGAGTTTCAACTTGAGTAGTTGGATTAGTTACAAAGAAATGAATGTTAGCATTCAAATCTGGAGCGACACCAATTGGGAATGGAAAGATAAATTCATCTACGTTAGTTGATAGAGCATCAACAGAAGGATCCATTACGTAAGAAGTTCTTCTTGGTAGTGGAGGAGCGGCCTGAACAGCAATCATAGAAGATGCGCCGTTAGCGAATAGTAACTGACCACCTAAGCTTAGGTTATTGGTTAAACTGGCTGGACCACTGAAATTTGTGATATCAGAAATGCCCTGAACTAAAGTTGGGTTGTTGATATTTTGTAGCGGGATAACGGTGGCAGTGAGAGAGTCTCCACGAACTAGAACTCCACTAGCAACGATGATAGTGAAAGCATCACCCTCACGGAATGGAGATACTACTACGTTGGATACGGCAGTTTCAGTGATATTAAAGCTTAGTACACCGTTGCTTACAGTTTGGCCGTTAGCAATCCAAACAATTGGATTACCATTTGCATCTAACTTAGCACCGGATACAGAACCGAAAGCCAAGAACTTTGCAGTTCCAGCAATTGGTTGGTTCATTGGATTTCTTTGAACAGAAATACAACGGATAGTCCAAGTCTCAGGAGGAGAATTGTTATCTTGTAGAGTTAAGCTATTAATTGATCCTAAACCGACGTTTGTGCTGAGCGGAGTATAGAAAGAACCACCTTGATCTTGGAGATGTGCTGCTTGTAGCAGAATATGTCCAGTAGTTGGGTCTAATTGATAATCGTACTTGAAGCTAAAAGTTGTATTTGCAGCAATTGGGCCTAGCTCTAATCCAACTAATGGAACTCCATTCTTAAATAGAGTTGTACGGTTCTGTATTACTGGAAAATTTGCAAGAGCAAAGTGTCTGCCATCAGAACCCGAACTTGAGGTGTATGTAGCATTGAGTCCATCTTGACCACTGCCTAAAGCTTGAGAAACTAGAATTTCGCTAGTCGAGCCTTGACCGATCATAGCTACGACACGGGAACCTCCAGGGATCGCAACACCACTTGACTGGGTAATTACGTCGGTGAATACTCCTGGTAAGGCATTTGTTGCGCCTGGTATATTTGCCATGTTAAATCCTTCTCACTCGGTTTTGTGGATTGTATCACTAAAATGTAGTAATATTACTATCCTTGACGCTATATTAGCACATTTTGTTGACTTACGGTGTCTTAAACTTTTCAATTTGACCCTATTCAGCCACAGTATTTTACAGTTTTAGTAGCATATCTGAGGTGTTTACTTCTGTATTCACCGTCAAGTTAGCGGCTAATGGACTGTTTGGCGCTGACAAATCACCAAAACTAGCTGTAAAGAGAATGGCATCGATTGTATTTGAAATCGGTATTTCTCTTGCCCATTCAGTTCTTATATCTAACGTTAGACTTTGCCTAAATAACTTATCAACTCGGTCATCTGTTTCAGATGGGGCACCAATTGAAATTGGTTTGACTACAATTCCTATTTCATGAAGAGTATCAAAATGTACTTCTGTAAAGCACATTCCAATCAATTCTACTAAGTCATCTCTAGCTCTTAAACTGCGACTCATTACATCAATAATTATCGACCCTTCCCAAACACCAGAGGTACAAAAGGCAATTGGTTTTCTGACAATTGTTTCATTACCATATCCATCAACATATAAGATATTATCATATTTGACCATACCCTGATCGCGATTAATAGAAATAGGAACATAACGACTGCCACCACTCTTAACTAAAATTGCTGGATAAAAAATACCGTCATAACGATAATTCTCACCAATAAAAAGACGAGTTGGTAGAATCGGATTAGGGTTTAGTTCCGGGTGGGCACCGGGACCGTGTGGTAAATCTGCTCCTGGAGGCAGATCTGTGTGATCTACTGTATTAGGAAATCCCCATTGATCCTTTGAGAAGTGATAATAGCTATCCTTAGAAAAGAAATCACGCAATGTTGCAATGATGATTTCTTTAGGATAAACAATCATCGAAGCTTGGATGATATTGTATATTCCAAAGAGATCTGATCTAAAGAAATTATTAGAGGACATATATAAATGTCAAATTATGTGTTACTAGCTGAAGGCTTTCCAGCAGCTACCCAGGCCAAAAACTGATTAAATAGTTCTTGATTGTTTGGATCAACTGATTGTGGTAATCCTGGAGCTTGAGTAGGTGGCGGAACAAAATTTGCAGGGACTTGTTCAACATCAGAAGCTGGTCTAATTAATGGAGTTGGTAGGCCCGGATGCTGAGGGACAATTCCTCTAGCTGCTTCCGCGGCTCTAACAAGAGCAACATTATTTTGGTATATTGCATTAAAAACTTCTAAAGAAACAACATTATATCCTTCTAAAGTTTCTTGATCTGTTTCAAAATGCTCAGTAATAAACCCGTTTGGTAAATTAGGGTCGTTTTGTGCCGTTTTATATGCAATGTATTTCATTATGCCATCCATGCAACTTCAATAAAGCCGGATCCTCCCCAGCCACCGAGACCACCATCATGGGTGTTATTATAGTCCCAGTTTTCACCACCACCTGCACCACCGCCACCGCCACCATAGGTACCATTACCTCCATAGCCAGCGAATGGATATCCATCAAATCCTTGTGCGCCTTGTCCGCCACTTCCAGCAGTTGACAAAACATTGTTAGATACCCCTCCAGCAGTTCCTCCGCCAGACAACGAATACTGGTTAGGGGCGCGGTTAACAGCATGAGCTATACCCTGTACAGCATTGAATGGAGTAAAAGGTGCACGTTCTGCTGCCATTTGGATATTTTGTGGAGTTGGGTTCGTAGCACCAGAGAAAGCCGCATTAGCACAGTCAGCCCCTACTGGAAATGTAAGAGTATTGATTGAAATCAATTGACCTTCTCTACCACCTTTCCCACCAGGGAAAATAGTAGAGCCGAATATACTAGAAGATCCGTCTGAACCAGGATTTCCTGGTTTTGTACCACCACCAGATGGGCTTACAATATTAGCTACACAGTTGGAAGTTCCCCCGATACCTCCCTGACCTACAGAAATTGTATAAGTAACACCGGGTGTTACAGAAATTATTTGGGTTAACGTAGGTGCTGGGTGTCCTCCACTGCCTCCACCTGCAAAATAAGTAATGCTTCTTCCAGATGAGCTAGCACCACCGCCTCCACCTCCACCACCGCCACACCCAGTAACAATAGCATACTTAATACCCGCTGGACAAGTCCATGTACCAGTTATAATTGAACCAATTGCACCAATTTGAGAACCAGTAACCATAGTACCAGTACCACCTGTACAACCCGTAAAACTAGTAGCTGTAATTCCAGTGTAACTAACTGTCACATAAGCATAAGAAAAATTAATGATAACTTGTACGCCTATCTGTCCACTAGTTGGAAATCCAGAGGTAGAAGTAACATTAATTGTTCCAGTTGGCAATACAACGTTATTTGATGCTGACGTTACTGTTGTGTAAAGAATTCCCCCTGCCCCTAATACAGAGGTTGGTGTGCTGAAAAATTGTTTGAAAAGTCTAGGGCTACTCATTTTATACCTTTCATATTATAACCCATCCACCAGAATCTGCTACTAATGTAATAGATCCGAATGGAATATTATACACATAATTTGCTGCTAAACCTTCGATAGTTTCGTCTGAATTAGCTCTAACTAATGTAATTGGCCTAATATCTGCGTTACCTGTAGCATCTTTAATAACTAGTGTACGACCTGGTGGGCCCAAACTAACTGACGGTAAATTAACTGTCATAGCACTGCTTGTTAAATCAAAAGACAAAACATGATCAACTGGAACGACAGTATATGTGCTACCACCGGTAATTCTACGTAGATTTACCATAGTTGGAGTATTTAAATTACTTCTATAAACCCATGTTAATGGTAGATTCTTAACTAAATTAAGGTCAGTACCATTATAGGTGGTGCTATCAAAGAAGTTTCCAACAACAGATACCGTTCCTGTTGCCGGTGCTAAAATATATCCATTGGTAAGCGTTGTTCCAGATCTAAAGAAAAAGTTATCAACTATATTGCCGTTAGATCCATTTACTACAGATACAATAGAGCTTGGTGGTGTGGAGGCAGAGTTAACAATAAGTCTATTCCCAGAGAAATTAAATCCTGTAGTAGAAGAGCTGCTTGCAGTAATAGGAAGCTGAGTACCAACAGCATTGAAGTTTACAGTACTGTTAGTCATGGTGCCTAGAACACTCCAAGTTGTACTACTTACATTCAAATTAAATGTACATGCATCAACAATAGCATTAGAATCAATTGTTAGCGTACAGTTGGTACCAGTTACATTAAATGTACAGTCTTTAGCTATACAACCACTTAGTGTAACCATTTCATTAGAGCCCGTAATATTGATCGTTACATTCTCTAGTCTAGTATTAGCTAAGAAATTGATTGGGCCACCACTACCAGAAAAATTAATTGTGGTATTAGTAATTAATGTGTTTAATGTAACTAAATGTCCACTTGGAGTTGGATTGAAATTAATGATGCATCTATCCATTGGGGCACCATTAAAATCAAATGTGTTAACATTTAATGTAATATTTCTAAACTCAACATTTAGAACCGAGAGAGAGTTAATTGGGCTAAATACCGTTGTACCGTCACCAACAAATCTTACTGGATTATTGTATGTAAGTGAAGTTGGTATATCAGTAAATGTACCTTTGACATGTATTAAACTATTGTATTTTGAATTAAAGTTAATCCATGTTTCTAAAGCATCAAATGTTCTAAACTCACCATTATTTGCATCAACACAAAATGTAGCAATCTCGCCCCAATCTTTTTTATAGATGAACTTTCTAGCATCTACAGATTGTAATGAGATGGTAGCAGATGTACCAGAACCAGAAACAAATGAAGATACTATGTATAGAATAGTTAAATCTGTTCTTTTGTTAATTAAATCTGAGAATGTAGTTGCTGGTATTACATATGAAGTAGAGCTTACTACATCAAATGCAGTAAATGTTCTGGCAGTGTTGCTTGGATTTCCAAGGCTGGCGTCAAAGTCCAATAATGGAATAGCATCATAATCACCACTCTTATTTATACAGACTGCCCAGTTTACATCATAGTTGTTAAAATTATACTGTTCCTGAACAAAAGGTATTGAGAGTGAATCATTATTGATGTCAATAATTTTCCCATCAACTAGAACTACACCTCCTGTGAAATTAATGATACCGGCAGCGCCATCATATACGTTGAAAATATCAAAACCACGAATAACTCCATTAGAGTGTAGTAGTTTTTCTGGCACTGCCATGTAGTCAAACACTGAATCACTAAGGTCTTTTTCACTAGTATTTCCAAATTGTCGTCTATCTACAATTTTGCTAACTGTCTGTGTAGTATCGTTAACTTGACACGTTCCAATTAACATTAATTCAGTATCTAATTGAAGAGTTGGGAACAGTTGGAAATCTATTATTTGATCAGAGAAATCAGTAATGACTGTATTTGGGTCCATAACAACATCAATATAGTCAACATGAGTCTCATCATAAAATCTAATGACATCACCCTTCTTACCCTGTGTACGCGGACCAAAATGAGTAAAATTAGTTCCATCATAAGATGCTAGATATCCATCAAACACACCAGTAGTGCTTGAGAAACTAAACATTCTCAAAGAAATTTTGTTTACTGAGCCGAACTGATATCCTCTTAATTTAGGAGAGATAGTTACAATATCTAGTTTGTTAAGCTGTGAATATCCATATAAAGTAGTGCCATTAACGGTTATGTTACCACCGGCAAGAGTTAATCTGCCACGTTCATGAGTAAATGTTTTACCATTCTGGTCTACATATACTTCAAAATGTCTCTTGAATGGAGTAACAACCGTGTAATCGGTCGAAGATTCAGTGCTGAACGAAACAGAATCAGATCCAAAATAGACAGCAACTTGGGAAAACGGCTGTAAAGTAGATGTGGGTGAAAATCCTTTAGCATGGACAGAGTCATAAACAGTAATATCTGTATAAACGTTAGTAGCACAATTTATATTAACTGACTGAATAATATAGCGCCCAAAATCCACTAAGTTGCCAGCCCCTAGAGATTGAACAACGATAGTTTTTCCAATTTTTAACCCAGAGGTATCTAAATTAAGAGGAATACGATAAGTAGTTTGTACTCTACCAGGTTGTACCTGAATATCTTGTACGGTGGCCACCCAATAACCATCTCCATATCCATCCAAGGCTTGTGAGTCTTCTTTTGCTAATCTTTCTGTTTCAGAACCATTGACATAATAGTTATTTCTTCTAAGAGGAATAAACAATTTAGTTGGGTTCAACGCGGCAGCAGATGAGCCGTAAGAAGTCATAAATGGAGGGCTTGCTACACCAGAGCCAGTTGGTCCAAACCCTAATGGATCAGCAGCCACAGTTCCTACTGTTGGCACAATGGAAATAACATTCTTCGGGAAATTAATATTGTTACTTAATGTATCAATTGAGCCATCTGGAGCAATAGCTGTGCTTATGATAGAAAATGCGCTATTGTTATAAGAATCAGCCAGACAAATACCAAATTCACCACCTGAAGAAAAGGCAGTAAATCTGTAATTGTATCCTACTTTGCGGAAGGCATTATTTGTAGCCTGAACAATTGATTCAAGAGTATACGCTCCTGGTGTAGTGCCTTGATTTCCAGTTACATCAATTCCTGGCAAGAAAACATAACCATCAACAGCATGACCAGTTGGGTAAAATGCTAAGTATAGTAAATAGTGCGTCTCATCAAATTGATCTGGAGCAAATCCAACACCAGTAGCCTGCGCTCCACGCGGGTTGTTAATAATCAAGCTTGGTGTGGCGCTGAATTGATTATTAACTGGAGAAATAGATAATTCTCCATACTTATTATTGTTCGCTAAAGGTTTATCAATTCTAGCAATAGCATTTGGTGAATAAGCTTGATTCTTGCCAGCAATTCTAACTGCATACTTTTTATTACCAACAGTCGGATTATACTTCTTTTCTCTAATTACATATGGAACTTCAATATTATAACCATCACCATAATGTACCCTGATAATATCACCCGGTTTAACCAACGCAAATAAAGAATCAAAATAATTGTTAGCCTGTAATGCAGATGATGGATTGAATACTACGATGTCATCACCAGTATTGATATCATCAAATGGACCGCTTGCATTTCCAACGTTCAGTAAAAATGCACTAGCAGCAGTGGGTGGTACTAAGAATTGTCCGTATCCATCTACAGTTAAATTGGAAGACTCTGATACTCTAGAGATGCCTGCAGAATATAAATTCTGAATTCTAGTACCTAACAAGAAAATACTTGCACTATCAATAAATTCAGCAAATAACTGTAAGTTATCTAGAGTTTGTGGTATGTTATTAAATCTACTTGGATTGATAAAAATACCACTACCAACGTGAGCAAAATCTGTTGTGTAAATAGAACCATTGTTGGTTACAATATTCTTTTCAACACCAAACGGAGATCCGTCAGCCCATTGATGTGCTAGAAGTTCTGCATTTATATCTTTTACGAGAGTATATGATTGGGTATTATCTCTAAGTGTACGGAACACATTTGACAAAAACCCAGAAGTACTAGCACTTACATCAATTTGATCCATCGTATGACGATAAATTGCACCAATAAGATGTGGTTCAAGTTTGATGCCTTGAGTATTAATCCAACCAAGTGTAGCATTAATATCTAATGATAAATCTCTAATATAGTTGAACAAGTCTTGAGTTCTAAAATCAAGACGTAGTTTAGATTCTGGAATACCGGCTGCTTCAACAATTTGGTCATTTCTAATTGGTAGAGTAACCAATCCTAAGCTAGTTAGAACTGATGCGTTTGGTGTACCATCTGGATTAATAAATACACCTAAACGTGCGGCTAATGATGGAGCAACTCCAGCAATATTTAGACCTAGTGCTTGCTCTATTTGAAAGACAGCATCTCGCAAAGCATTGATGGCATCGCCACCAATTTCTGTAAGATTGTCATTTACAACCGGTAAGGTTGAGTCATCATCAAAACCGTTTGGATAGTTACTCATATTTCACCAATTATATAACTAAATCTTAGTTATGGTTGACCTCTTTGTGGAACTTCTTCTTGTGGAACATCTGAATTATATTGTTCTTCAGTACTATTTTGCTTCATTCTATTTGTAATATTATTTTTAAATTCCGAAATCTTATCACCCAAGAAAGATCTAAACAATCTAACAACTAAACCAGATGTAAATCCAGCTACTAGACCAAAAACCACTCTTCCGCTAGTAGAAGAAAATCCTTCAGGATAAGGATATCCTTTAGCTAAGAGGGCGCCTACTTGTCCTAGAAGGATTGGTAGAATTGGAAGGATTAAGCTTCTCCAGAGCTTTGCATCTCTATTAGCGGCTTTCCACTGTTTCAATGGCCACCAATTTTCCATACCATATTCAACTACTTGTCTTACAACAAATACAACGGCACCAATTGCAAGACAGAAAAATAGAAATTGCCAACTTAAAAAGGCCTGTAGTAACGTATCCATAGTACTCCTTACAAGAGTAAAACTCTTTATGATATGTGGAAGAATTGATATGGAAAACAGAAACTTAAACAATATTATGGTAGTGATTGGGAATGAATGACTGGTCTCCATCTTTGAGTGCTTGTGTCCCAAATTACATTAATTCCGTATCCATCATCTCCTACAATATATTGTGAAATAGCGGCACCAAAATGCAATCTATTAGTGGAGGTGCTATTGGCATCTTCGTTAGACAAGATTAACCTTGAAGTACTTGTTGCAACTAAAGTAATTTTTCTAATTGTAGTGGCCGAGCTTGGATTACTTGGAGCAACTAAACCACTGAGGAGAATATCAGTAGCAGCACCATCACCAGTAAACCTAATGATAGCGGCCGGATTACCTGATCCATCAGTAGTAGCTACGTTATTTAATTGACCGGCTCCAGATTGAGAAATAACCACTTCTGAAGCTGGGAATGATACGGTAGCCCATTCTAAATCGGTACCACCAGTATTTGTTCTCAAAACTTGTAAAGCTGAACCTCTAGCAAAACGTACAAAGTTTGTACCATTACTTATAAGTAAATCACCAACCGCAGTACCAGTATCAGTGATAGTATTTGAGGACGCAACAATAGTTTTATTAGTAAGCGCTTCTGTTGTATTTTGAGCTACTAATGTATCGTTAGCATTTGGTAGTGTTAGAGTTTTATTAGAAATCGTAGGCGCCCAAGATAAATCTCCAGTAACACCGCCATTTTTAAATTGTACTGCAACATCACTTTGGAACTTGCCGCCAGTATATCTAATGTTGGCTGTAGCGGCAGCATCAAACACACCACCAGTAACTGTAGCAAATCCAGTACCAGTGGGAGTACTTCCAGATGGTGTATAATACCCTAAAACACCACCAGAAACGCCTAGAAAGGTTCCATTAGCTCCCTTAGCAAGCCTGGTAAATTTAGTACCAGCAACTACTGCTAAAATATCTCCAATAGTAGCACTCGTATCAGTTATAGTGTTGGTAGTTGCATTGATAGTTTTATTAGTTAAAGTATCTGTAGATGTTAGTGTAACAATAGTGTCAGTGATATCTGGCAATGTAATAGTCTTGTTCACACCAGTTGGAGTCCAAGATAAATCACCAGTTATAGCGCCATTTTTGTACTGAATGTTAACATCGGTTTGTAGCTTGCCACCAAAATATCTGATATTAGCTGTGGCAGCAGCATCATATATACCAGAGGTTAAAGTAGCAAATCCAGTACCAGTGGGAGTAGCTGGAATACCAGTAGGAATCCATACAGAACCATTCCAAACTAGTGCTTGTCCAGTAAGGGGAGCTACAGCACTAACGGGGCGTGTTTGAATTCCAGTTACTACTGGAGATGAGGCTGTTCCACCATTCAAATCTCCTAATAGTTTAATAGTTCCAAAAACAGCAGATGTAGCATTAACGATAACAGACGGAGCCCATGTAGCACCGTTCCAAGTCAAAACCTGGTTTGTAGCTGGTGTAGTTGAGCTAATTGGAAACCCCTGTAAACCACTTACTTTAGGAGCAGTAGCTGTTGTTCCGGACCCAAATAAATCCCCACCTAATTGAATAACACCCTTACTAACTGTAGTTGCATCTGGAACTGAAGGAACAATAATAGAACCTGCTAAAGCAGCAATAGCAGTTTGGACATCAGTAATTACAGTTGAACCAATTGTAATAGATGGATTTAAATCAACTGTATCCGCATCTTGCCTAAAATCTGTACCGTCGATATGTTTTTGAAAATCATATCGATCAGTTACAAGGTGGCCCACGCCAGGTTTAAAGTTAGGGTTTATTGGACTCATGCATTTCCCTTAAATTTCTATATTATGCCGACTTATTGCATTATGGCAAGATGATTGTGTGGGTGTGGCCTAAAACTTCTATTATTTGACCATTTACAATTGGGTGATTATGTCCTTGAGATATTCCTGTAGTCTGGTTTATCTGAGAAACAGACAAAACTTTTTCATTTATAACGATTTCATGGCTGTGAGGAGGAATTCCTGGTGTAAATCCAAGGCTGGTATTGAGTTTTGAAGGAAATTCTGACGTATTTCTAAAGATTCTAATCTGGTAAGCCGGATCGAACTTACGGATTCTGAAAGTCTTCAAGTGTTGACCTCCATTTAAACCATTGATTGTATTATTGCGGGTAACATCTGAAACTTCATATCTAAACTCTTCATTATCATCTTGATCAAATAGGATAATAATGTCTCTAGTCTTGATAGTCGGAACAGTAAGCGTCCATAGATCAAGAGGGAATTCTGATTCTAAACCAGCTTCATGCATTTTTAGATTTTCAGCGGTTGGACCTGGACGAACCAAAATTCTTCCATCTGATCTGCGTGGATTGAAATATTGCTCATAACCAAAAACAAATTTGGTACCATAACAGAATGGGCATCTATCATCTGGATATTCGCTAGATGCTAAGTAACAAGTACAAGTAATTCCAGTATGAACTCTTTTAATCACAACCGCTGGACGTCCAGTTACTGATAATAAAATATCTTGACGTTGTGTATTTTGATCTTGTAGTGACATGCCACGGAAGATGTTAAAATTACCGTATGCATCAATACAGCCCATTTCTCCTCCAATGTAACTTCCAACACAAGTTCCATTTAGAAGCTGAACGGGGTCCGTTCTATGATACCCTGCATAATCGTAAGCTGGGAATTGAACATTAGCTGCATCTGCGGCACTTAAATCAGTTGATAAAAGATCTTTGGCTACTTGATGATATCCATCAATGATAGTAAATGGAAAATTAGGATATTCAAAACGAGATTGACATGCAAAAATAGCATCCCAACCACTATCTTCTTCAATAGCAAACATACTTACGATTGGGTTCCATGTTGCATATCCATCAAAACCAGAAACAGTGTGCAAGGTTACTGGTGTTAAATTGTACCCCCTTCCAGTAGATGCTGCAATCAAATTTCTGTTAACAGGATCAACTGCTAAATATTGAATTAGTTCTACTCCGATTTTAATAATTCCACTATTAGGGAAGCCGTCAACATCAATTAAAGGAATAACTAAATCAGTAGCGCTAATGTTACTACGTAACATGCTGCTTGGATAAAATCTAACATTATCATGCGCAATAGGAAGATTTTGCAAGAATCCCATAGATAAAGGATTATATTCAACTGGTCTCATAGAGAACCAATAATCCTGCCCCGGAGTTAAATCAATAATGTTCGCCGAGGTTGAACCATCAATAATAACAAATTTAACTCCTTCAGAAAAGACAGTTCGCCTATCTGTGGAAAAATAAAGATGATAAGCAATCCTGTTAGCTGGAGAATCTGGCTGAGCTGGGAACCAAGCCATATTAATGGTATAACCGTCACCCAAAGAGGTAACGGCATCCAAACCAGACATGATAGGATTAGAGTAATGAACCATGATACTCTAATTCAATTTTATTAGCTGCGGGCTAGACAAGCAATAACGGAATGATTAAACTTTTGCCATCAAGGTCTCTTTTTTATCCTTGATTTCCTTTTTATCTTCAACTTCGTGATGTTCTAGTAAGTCATCAACGTATTGTTCTGCCTCTTCATCGCCAAATTGGTCTGCAATGTATTCAACTTGATTCTGAAAGCCTTCTTGTTCATATGGGTTATCTAAATAACTGCCATCATCAGAGCTTTTGGTAGCTTTGGTGCCAGTTGTTTGCTGTAGCCAATGAGAATACTCATGTATTAGGTAAGAATAGTCCTTAAAAAAGTCTCCATCACAAAGAAGTTTGTAATTCAAATACACAATACCATGATCTGTTTTTGCAGAAACATCCAAGTCTTTAAAGTAAGTAGGAATAAGGTCGATCTCATTAATGTCTACATTATATTCTTTGAATACGCCTTGCATAACTTCATTATTTTTGAGATACTTTTTCGCCTTATTAATCATGCGCATAAGTGTACGGTATGGCATTTTCTTAACAACTTTCAAAGGTATTTTTTCATCGGAAGACATACAGACATACCAATAAATCGATATAGCAGTGTTGTATGCTTATAGTGAAATCATGAAACAGAAATATTATTACGATCAAAAGTTTTTTGAAAAAGATACTGAAGAAAGTTTCTATTGGGCAGGTTTTATTGCGGCAGATGGCAATATTAGCCAGAAAGGCGATTTTACTCTATCTCTAAAATCTAGCGACTTACATCATATAGAGAAGTTTAAAACAGCTATATTATCTAATGCTAATATAGTTTTACTACCACCAAAAGAGAAAACAATAAATGGTATTACAACTAAAACATCTGGAAGTGCTATAATTAGATTTAGAGCAAAATATTGGATAAATTCTCTTCAAAGATTTGGAATCGTGCCCAATAAAACTGCTACCTATAGTATACCAGAAGAAATAATCAGTAATATAAACTTTAAACACTTCATTCGTGGATATTTTGATGGTGATGGATGGTTTTCAATTAAGAATAGACGCCAAAAACAAAGACTATGTTGGGGGCTTTGTGGAAATCAATCAGTACTACAAAACATACAAAAATTTTTACAAAAACAGTGCCAAATAGAAAGTTTACCTTCTATATATAGCCAGAAAAACATTTTCAAATTTGAATTCCAAAATCAATATGATGTTCATAGAATATCGGATTATCTGTATAGTAACTCCACAATTTTTCTAGACAGAAAATATGAATTAGCGAAGTTATCAAATCAATTTAATGAAAATACTATCATTCTTAATTTAACCAAAGAACAATTGATTGAATCTTATAGTAGATTAAAATCGTATCAGTTAATGGCAAAAGAATTTGGATGTGCCAAAAGCACAATTGCTAAATATATGAAGAAACTTCATTTAACAGGAGCGATATAATGGCCTTCCTTGGAATTCGCATCCCCCATGAAACGGGACGTTTACTAAATCAAATTGACGTTCCTGGCGATAAAATTAGCACATCTGAGATGCATATTACTCTTTTACACTTCAAAAATGAGTGGCCGATCTCTGAATTAACTAAATCTATTGAAGCAACATATGATATTGTTGCTAAGTATCATCCATTTTTAGTCTCAATTAATAAGGTAACCTCATCATCTCTTGAAAATAATTTATGATCACAATTGTAAATGATCTGTTTCTTGAAATCAAGACCATAGCGTGTCATGTATTTTTTAATAGAGCCAGGATCAACGCCGAATTGGCGGGCGACCGCATTAAGACTACCTAATTTATCGTATGATTGCTTTAAAATTTCTTTGGTTAAAATTTTGTCTAAATATTCAGGGCGACTCATATTTGTTCTCCTAAAGAACATATAACACGAGCTGTAGATTATTCTTCGTGCCCTTAAATGATGCGCCTCGCTCTTAAATGTCGCATTCTAGCAAAAGCCGGATTAAGGCCACTATTCATACTGAATACGCCTAATCCTCTTGGAGATGGACGTAAGCTATTCTTAATATACTTTAACTTTTCCCAATAATGAGAAAGTAAAGTACTATATTGAGTTTGTAATAGCTCTGACACAGTTGGAGGGTTAAAACTCAACCCATTATCTGTAATTTGAAATTCGCGGCCTCGCTCGATTAGTGCTTTTGATGATAAAGCATATAAGGTTGCACCTTCTACTAGAATTTCACCAAACTGATCAACGAAATCATCATCGTCGAATTTAAAGAATGTGAAGTAAGGTACTTGGTTGAAATCCCATAGAGCAGTAGCGAGAAAAGTTGTGAGCATAGCAATAGAGAAAATATCGCAATCGACATAGATCGTGTTTCCATAAGCATCGGCTGCTTTAGCTTTGCCAGCACTGTTAAGTCTTGCTTTTAAAGATTTGATAAGCTTGTTAATGTTGATCGTGGCACATTGAGAATAGCTAAACCCAGGATCATCTCCTAAATGAACATAACCATCAGAGTTGATACTTGGAAGTTGTGTATGATCTACGACAAAACTAAAGGTAGTTTCAATACGAAATCCATTGATGAACCCAACCCAAATATCATTAAAAACTCCATATGGACCATTGATGGGGACCGTAAAGATAAAAGAATATTTGCCAGTTGAGACGCGCGTAACTCCAGCAGAGGTTGGAGCTAGTGCCACCAAACCGCTTGGCTGAACAATAGAAATTGTTGGAAACGAATCTGTGTCGATGGGGTTCCCAAACTGATCTTTAAATTGTACGGTTAGATTAACTTGATCGGTAACGTCAATTAACTCACCACGGGCCTTAATGGTCACGTTGCGCTCCCAAAGGTTGTAACTCCATAATTACCAAATGGAGCAGTTACCACCAATTGATATGTTTGTGTCAAATCAAGAGGATTACCAGGATTATTATATGTTACATCTATCAAGAAACTACCAACTGATTTACCGCCTACTGGAACAGTAAATTGGAAGAAATAAAGACCAGTATCTAATTTAATCATAGGTTGTGGGAAACCGGCTGCCAAAGATAAGTCGGGGAATATTACTCTTGTAATAACAGGAGTTAAATATCCATCAAATGATGTATTGTTATCTCCACGCTGACCATAACCATCCTTGGTCTCAAGGAAAATAGTAGCTTTTTGTCCTGGGAAATAATAGAGTAGAGTTGACATAGTATTCCTTAATCCTATACAATTTAATGCAGAAGTTTAATGCCGGAACTTACTATAGGAACATCTTCTGGTGCTGGGGGATGGCGGCAGCGGCTTTACTTTGACCAAAGGAAAAGCTTGTATTGTTGCTGCTGTCGCTGGAACATTCGAATCAACCAGAGGTGACGGAATGAGTATGGTAGGCTCTTCTGGTTCTTGTGGAAGAGATGGTAGTGGTATTTCTTTTACTAATGGAAATGGCTGAGTCGGACATAAAGTAACTGTTACTGGTGGACAAAATGGATTTTGATGTTCATTACTTTTTGTTAAATCAATAGGATCAAGTATTGTTTTGTCCTGTAAGAAATTAACTAATCTAGCAAATACTGTAGATGTTCCTGTAACTAGTGCAGCGCCATACAGATATCCAGCAGTAAAGTTAGATGTACCATCAATTTGAGCAGATATTGGTGCAAATCCTGCCAGCAATGCATTGATTGTAGACGTACCATTGATATTTGAAATTATTGGTGCCAACCCCACCACACTAGATATTAATGCCGAATCTCCAGAAATAGATGATGATGCTGATGCAATTCCATTTATAGGGGCAATTATATTTGCTACGCCATTAATTTGTGCTGATGATAAATCGCCTGCCGCTAAAATAGCAGCAGTTATGGTCGATATACCACTTGATGTAGACTGCAAATTGCCAGTTGCAACTATTGAGCCAGAAACAGTTGAAATACTATTGGTGGTAGAAAAAATTTCGCCAATACCATTTACATTGGCATTTATGTTCGATACGCCATCAATTTGTGAAGATGATAAATCGCCGGCCGCTAAAATGGAAGCCGTCAAATTAGCAATTCCAATAATAGTACTAGTTAGTGACCCACTAGCTACCAATGTTCCATTAAAAGTAGATGTACTATCAATAGAGCTTGATATTAAAACAAGACCAGCAATGGCGGCTGTATAAGTAGATAAGCCATCTATTGTAGAAGATAATAAACCACTAGCAACAATATTAGAAGAAAAGGTTGACTCACCATTTATTGAACTAGAAATTGGAGCTGTACCTAAAATAGCACCAGAAACAGTTGATGCTCCATCAATTATAGAACTAGCAGGAATATATCCGATAATAGGCGCAATAATAGCTGCTATACCATCTGATTGAGCGGCCATGGTACCAGCCCCTAATAAAGACGCTGTAACCGCAGATACGCAATTAATAGTTGCACTAATCTGTGATACAGAGGATACGACACCTAATTCAATATTACCTGGTCGACTCTCTGGTAAACCTAGTTGACCAACAAACGACATTAGGCTATCTCTATGCTAGTGAAAAAAGCTGATGAATTTACTGTCTGTCCAGATGTTGCAAAATTTCCAGTATAAATTCCAACTTCGTTTGGTGTTATTGAGGTAGTGCGGGTGACAGAGTGAATTCTCTGGAAATTATTACCATCACTTGAATACCAAATTGATCTATTAGTGCCATCATCTGTGCCTCTTATCCAAATGCCATGCGATGAAAGATTGTGTAAAATTGCTGAAAAATTTAATGAGTCTGTACTGTTTGTATAAGTAATATCTGTAGATCCGGCTCCACTAGCTGAAAGCAAACGATAACAATGAGTGTAAATACCAGAAACAGTAGTAGCATATGTTGGCCCAAAAACATGTAAGTTACCATTTGATGTTTGTCTCCAACAAATACCAGTAGTTGCGAAATTAAAGGTCGCCGCATTATCTACACCGGTCCAAAGAGGTATATAATGGGCAGTTATTGAATATGGAGTTGCTGGTGCTGTTACCTTAGCTACATGCATAACTCCGGCAGCGTATGATCCATTAAACAATAATCCGCCTCTATAGTCTGAAAAATCAGATCCGGAAGTTGCATTAATCAAAGACCAAGTATTTGCTGCTGGTGGAGTTTTAAGTGGGGTCGACCCCAAATAAGGATTCCATGTACCATTTTTTCTAACAAATTGGAGAGGGCCGTCTGTACATACGTAAACTGTGCCATCCGGCGCATTAGATGGCCTATTAGCAAAAGTTCCTCTACGTATTGAATCTGTAAGATAACTCATATGACCACCCAAATTGCTTTTCCAGTATGATATGCAACCTCTAAAACATTATAAGGACCAGTTATTATATAAGTAGATAATCCTACTATATTATGACCATTTCCATCAACTATAATATTGTTAGTAGCAGTAACACCTCCAACGTCTGCAATAACATAACGTTGGCCATTTTTAGGTGATGCTGGTAATGTAATAGTAACTGCATTACTAGTTGTATCTACCGGAATATATGTATCTAAATCTGTGACAGTATAGTTAGATGTTTTAGTTGACAACCAACTAACAGCCGTGATATCTGGTACGGTTGCAGAGCCTCCTCTATATTCAACCTTAAGTCGTGCGTATCTAACAACTAGTGCAGTTCCACTTCCAGCTCTTTGAGCGCCTAAGAGGATTCCTAAATTGTTCACGGTTAAATTATCAGTATTTTGAGTGCCTGCACTTACCAAATAACTTTTGTGTGGATTAAAAGCCGTAGCAAGAGGGAATCCATTATTATAGTCACCATCATATGTTTTGTATCCAGAAAATGATCCTATGGCTGGAATTTCAATAATCATAGTATCATTTGTTGATGATGGCGCTGAGCCACTGCTAATAAATCCTGAAACGTTTGTTGCCGATCTATTGAGAAAACTTTGAAATACTTGCCCTGTTGTTCCATGCCCTCTTTTTAAGACAACACCAAAAGTAGTACTATTAGTATCAATAGCAATAACTGAGTTATCATAGTTTGCTGTATTATTTAATGAAGAATTATAAACAGTTAGTCTGACATCCATTCCTAAATCAAAATTAGGAATTATATTTTTTAACAAAGCAAAAACACTAGGTAAAGTTCTTGTAGCGCCATTATAATCAGTAGATGAGTTAGGTTGAAAGGTTAGCCCATTACTATCTAATGTAGCGGCAGTTGCTTCATTGGCAGAATTTATTTTGGTAAAACTAATACCGCCAATAGAATATGAAGTATCCGAAGATAAAGTTTGTGTACCTTGAGCGGTTAAATCAAGATCTAAAGCTGTCTGCCAACTACTCTTAGCAGGGTCTACTGCTCCTACCGGCTCTTTAGGTTTCCACTGACTATTCAAATTATCCCAAGTTAATACATATCCGTCAGTAGGTGGAGTGGTACTAATATTTCTACCTTGAATTTTAGCTACAGTTGGGTTAGGTAGCGTTCCAGATAAATCTCCACCAACTACTAATGTAGAGGCGCTTGAAGGAATAAAAATTTCAACTTTAACTTTATCAACTACAACAGTCAAGTTGCCATTAGTATTATTGGTGATTGCACTAATAACAATATTTACGTCTTGGGAATTGGAAACGCTGGGAGTAAAATCTCCAGAACGCATGAAAACTCTACGTGGTCTCATATTATCCTGAGTAGGAAAACCAGAAGAATAAACGCCAGTATTCATGAATGCATTTGTTGGCAAATCTAATGTGACTTGTAATACATCATCAGAGGTATTAGTAGTATCCAAAAAAGCATTTGAAGATGCCGCTATAGTTGCTTTTTGAGCTAACATAGCACCGTTTTGGTAGCCTTTAAATAAAGTATAATTCAAGCTAGTTGGAGAATCGCTATCCTCTAAACCAAAAACAAGAAATTCAGAGTTCTGATCTGCGTTTGAAGATGCTACACGTCCCGTTACTCTAACTTTATGATTAGTAAGAGAAAATTGTGGATATAAATTAGTAATCTTTGTTCCAATTAAAAGGCCATTTCTTGTGGAATTATTATAATCGGTATTAGAAGTATTACATACAAATTGTAATCCTGTACCATTTACTATTCCAAACGAAGTTGCGGCTGCGAAATTTTCCACAGTCCAAGATTTGCCATCAATAGTAACAGTACCATTTCCTACAAAAGATTGAGTTGTAAGTGCAGAAAAATCTACTTCGTAGACAGTTTGCCAGCCGCCAGTTGGCGGAGCTTTAGGTTTCCAATATCCATCAGAACCAACATAAGTTAGAACATATCCATCTGTTATTGATCCTACAGCTTTAGGAAAAGATTGGTGAGACATTAGATTATACTCCAAGAACCATTAGCAAACACTACAGTTATGCTTTCATAATTAGTATTTATAGTATAAGAACCGGCGCCATCAATATCATTTCCGTTACCTGATACAATAATATTGTTGGTGGCTGAGCCTCCTGCCTGATCTTTTATTGTATAAGTGTCCCCCGCGGTTGGACTTGTAGGGAGAGTGATAGTAATGCTTCCTGTTAAGGTTCCAACAATAATTACCTCATCAGAAGTTGTTACGGTATAATTTGCTGTTTTGACGTTAGTAGCAATACGCCTACCTACATTTGTAATAAATTTACTAGTTGAAGTTGAGGCAATAGTAGTAGTATTTGCAATTAATGTATGACCGACATGGCCTTGCAGGGTTGTCGTACCGGCATTATTATACAATAATGACTGATTAGAAGTAGATGTAAGTGTTCCTCCAGTAATTTGTGTCAAATTGATAAGAGGGCCAGTTAGTCCGGCTTGAGCTTCTGAAGAGGTGTCATTTTGAGTACTATCTCCAATACTCCAGGCCCCAGATCTCCAAATTCTACCTTTTATTTGAGTGTTTTCTCCTGCGCCATCAGTACTAGAAAAAACTATGGCAGAGTTAGAGGAACCACTATGCTCAATAATACCATTTAGAGCATAGCCGGCAGTTGCGTGAGATGAGCCTGCCCCTTGAATACTAATACCGGCAGTATTTGAAGCGCCTCCAGAAGTATTCCAGGCGCTAACGGCAGCCCTAGTGGTTGTTCCGCCAGAAAAAATATTAAACCAAGCACTACCAGATGAATTATGTCCAAATCCTATATCGGATGATGATAGTGGATAAGAAGTTGCAAATGCAGATGCTGTTGTAGCCGGATTTGTTCCAAATCTAAATATTCTATTTGAATCAAAATATCCTGATAGATTAGAGCCAACATTAAATCTAACTTCTCCTGGAATAGTGGTTCCTGTTCCAGAGGTAATAGATATATGGCCGCCTGCGCTGGTTCCGCCAACAGCATTCTGAGCTTGAATCGTTAATAGTTGGCCATTAGTTGAGCTAGCAGTTTGATTAGCTTGTCTTAACGTTGGAGCACTAGCAGACGCATTCCAAACAATTGATGCGCCAGTTGATGAGATATTAAGTGTACCTGAATCTCCAGTTATAGAAATAACTTGTTGAGAAGTTTGTGTGCCAGCAAGATCACCACCTGGCGAAAACGTGATAGCATTGATGGCCCCTGCTGTTAATATATGAGTAACTGAAGTTCCATTACCCCAAGATTGAGCTGTGGTACCTTCTTGCCCACGAGTAACGGTTATAGTATCACCAGTACGAGCAGTAGCTAAAACTATTTCCGCAGTAAATGGATCAAGACCAATCATTAGTCTAAAGTTACCAACAGAAGGAAAGCGAGACCCTTCACCAGTAGCTACGACAATGGTGGTTGTAGAATTATTAATTGCTCCATTTAATGTGGAGGCTGCATTATTTGCAAACTGTTCAGCCATCTCATCTCCACACTAATTTATTATTGTTCGGTAATTACCAAAGTACCTACCGCAAAACTTGGAGTGATATTTTGAGATACAGCCAAAGAAGATGCTAAAGCTCCTTTGTATAACAATTTACCGGCACCTGTTGAGTTTGTACCTACGCCCACATGTGTAATAGTGCTAGAACCAGCAGTACATTGTGGAAAATTTACTTGTGCTGCATTGGTTACTGTGGATGGTCCAGAATCTACTTCAACAACTGTCCATCCTCCTGTTGTACGCGCAACTGCAACTCTGGCATATCCAGTATAAGTTGCCTCAGAGCTAGTTTGACTGCCACCTTCTGTAGGATCGGCAGTATGTAAACTTACGTAAAGAACACCAGTAGTGCTTGATCCAACCAATCCAGTAGCGTCACCAATTAAAGACGCAGTAGTATTGTTAAATACAAGCTTTAACAGGTCGCTCTCCCAAACATTGGTTTTACTCATATTTTCTCCCTAATTTGCTAACGCTATATAAATACTCAAATAGTAGTATGAGTCCAATTTATCAATATGAAAGCATTAAAGGGTAAACCATGAAAACCAAAGAACAAACCTTTTGGGTCACTAATGTATCACCAATGAATGTAACATTGGCAGATTTGGCTTTGAATATTAAAGCATTCTCCACTGTTAATCTATTGGATAAAAGACACTACAAATATACATTAGAAGAACTATTAAAATCTAAAGAATCTGGCTCTTTATTTAAAAAAAGAGATAGAATTATAGTAAGACATGTACCACCTCCTGATCCGGAGAAAAATAAGGTACCAGTTGTATATGGCACTATTATCCCAGACAGAACTCGTTCACTCTTTCAAATCGAGGAACAAGAATATGACGAGTTAAAAGTTTCTGATGAAGACCAAAAGAAGCAAGATGAACTTTTTGCAAAAGAAAATGCCGATCTTGTTGAAATTGATCTTCAAAGAAGCGTCATTAATCCACCTAAAAAGGTATAATCATGTCACGCAAACAACTTGCTATAGTCATTAATCAAATTATAGATACTGATCCAACAATTGAAGCGGATATTGAGCCAGTTATTGTAGAAGAGTATAAAAAACTCAGTGACAAACAAGATGAAGTTATGAGCAAATTTCGGAAGAGGAAGAAGCGTAACAAAACTCAAAAATCTGGGGAATAATGCCTGATAGAGACAAGGACAAAACAGTACCTCTTACTAGTCAAATAAACAAGAGGGATCTACAGATCATTTTAGAAGTAAACAGAAAAGTTGTTGAGATTGAAACTGCTGTTGCTGATCAAAATGAAGAGATTATTAGTCTACTTAATGATAACCAAAGATCCCAAGAACAAATCGAAGAAAAGCTTAATAAAATCTTAGAGAAATCCGAAGAAGCATCCAAAGATCTTTTTAAAATTCAAGTGCTATTCGTCACTGGGCTACTAGCTTTAGTTGCTCAGATTATTCAAATTTTCATCAAGAAGTAAATTAGTTCTTCATCACTTCTACATTAATAGCTTTTGGTGTGCCATGTTTATTAGCGCCAATTCCAAAAGATACCTTCTGATGTTTGTAGAGTGTTTTGAAACCTTCACAGGCAACGTCAGAGAAGTGTACAAACATGTCTTTTTGTTTAACGCCTTCTTTTTCCCAGCCAATAAATCCAAATCCTCTTTTAGGATCGAACCATAATACTTCACCATAAAACTTTTCGTCGGTCATTTCTTATCCTTATATACTAACTCACCATCCACCCAAAGTTCTCCCATATGAGAGTCCAAACCTGGAATAGCAAGAGCGCCGCTTGACTTCAAAGAAGCAAAACATTCGCCCAATAGTTTGTACACTTCTATTGCTCCAACCTTAGCAATATCCTTTTGTTTCTCCGGATCATTAGTCCCTTTTTGAAGCTTGTCAAATTTTGCAAAGAGTATTAACATATCTCGCTCTCGCCCAGCCCACCTAGAAACTGTTAAAAATTTTCTACGAGTTTCTTTCTCATCAGTGACTTTATTGCTGACATCATCTGGATTTGTGCTATCCATATGAAAACCAGATGAACCAATTAACTTACTCATGTAACTTTCTCCCGATTTTGAAAGACTTGTTTTTAAACTCTATATAAGGTTTATCGATACCCTCGATGTTTTGCTTTCCATCCAATTCGTAGATAAGAGTTCTTCCGTTTGGAGGCAATGTAGAGGGATAGACGCCGATAATTTTAAGGCGACCTGTATGCGTCATAGCGTGACAATTAGCGCATAGAATTGCTAGGTTAAAATCATGATTGGTCGTGTTAATCTCTGTTCTTTCTATAATGTGATGCAGTTCTAGTAGCTTAGGATCCGTGACATTACATGATTCTATTTCGCATTTATTTTTAATCAGCTTACTCATGCACTTACTTATATCAGATTAGCGGGTTCCCCAAGCTTCAATACGAACGGTTCCGGCTCCCGAAATTAATTTGAACCAAATTTTACAAACTGATCTATTTACAAAGCTTAAATCTTTGCTAGATTTGGTAGAGTCCATTTCTCCATGAATATCCGTTCCATTGAAAGAATATTGAACTACACCAGTGCTCTCAAGCGAGAAATTTACCGTGTATGTTGGAAAAGTAATCCAAACATCAGCATCTGTATTGAAATTACTGTTGGCAACAGTCAATTTCCTGTAGAAATTGAAGTCTTTACCGTATTGAATTGGGCCTCTTGGATTATTAGTGCGGTCATAAGGAAAAGCCATTGAAATACCTCTACTACTATGTAGAATTATTACATTAATGTTTTCATTTGGAGAAAGAGAATGAGTTGCGGATGCGCGATATATTTTATGCATGGCATTTAAAAAAGAATGGCGCGATGCGCGTATTAAATGGTTTCAAGAGTTAAAATCTAATAAACCATGCACTGATTGTGGTCAAATTTATGAGTCATACTGTATGGATTATGATCATATAGTTAGTCGTGGCGATAAAATCAAGAATGTAAGTGCAATGGTAATAACTAATTCTCCTAAGGCAAAAATTATAGAAGAGATTGCTAAATGTGATCTGGTTTGTATTTTATGTCATCAAAAAAGAACACATATTCGTATTACGGAAAAACTAGGAGATAAACGTAAGTATGAACCAAATCAACGGCGTAATATCAATATAATTAATGAGTTTAAAAATAAACCTTGTGCTATATGTGGTAAGCAATATGATTTATTCAATATGCAAGCTGATCATATTGATCCGCAAACAAAATTATATGATATATGTAGGCTAAAAAATCGTAAACTTAGTATCTTGCTAGAAGAATTGAAAAAATGTCAGGTGCTGTGTTCGATATGTCATCGAAAAAAGTCTTTATCTGAAGATAATAAACATTACAAAACAAGACCCAAAGCTCCTGTAAGAAAAGATCTATTTTATGATTCTGAAGCAAACACCAAAGAGTGTGGTATTTGTCATCAAATCAAAAATGGAACCCTATTTAAACCAAATAAGAAAACTACATCAGGATTAGATACGTATTGTAAAGAATGCTATAATAAATATGAATCCAGTAGAAAACAACGCCAACAATCAATAGGTGTATGATTTTTTAGCGTCTAAATAACCCTTCTCCATCATTTCCTTTATCTTTTCTGGTCTAAAATCAAGTAAATCTTCAATCAAATTAAGGTCCGGGCGCACAATATTAAGTTGAACGTATTTCTTTTCGGTTAATCCATTTTTAGCTAATAAATTGTACATTTCTACTTTTTCAATATCATTTGCCATGATTTTATCAGTAGATAGATCCATACTACGCTTTAAAACATCTACGGTGGTTGGATTAGGGATAAATTTTTTGATTCTTGTTTTAGGATTACAAATAATAACATCAATGATATCTGCTCCAAGCTCAACGGCCTTTTTGATTGGAGATATTTCTTTAATTCCACCATCAGTCCATAACTGTCCTAGAAATTCAACTGGCGTCAGCATACCAGGGAATGAAGCAGAGGCAATAACTGCATCTATAAAATGATCTGATGTTTGATCAAAAGTGGTATACTTACCAGAACTCAAAGAAACAGTTCCAACATTAACCTGTTTGCCACTTGCTCTAATTTTTTCGAGAGAGATATTAGTTTTTAACAGGTTGTGTAATGGTGAACTATCAAAAAAACTCTTCTTCCAGATAGCGTGCCACCTGCCAAACGGAAAGTGTCTCTTGTATATTTTACTGTTGTCTAAGCTCCTCCACATACTTTTGAGCACGCTTGCTGACCGCTTTTCTTCTCCATGTTTATACATTGCAAGAAAAGCAACATTAATAGCACCAACTGATACCCCACATAAAGCATCATACTGAACTTCTAGTTCTCCAAGTATATATTGTAAGGCGCCACACCGGTAAGCACCTTTCGATCCTCCTCCACTGAGCACTAAGGCTCTCATATATGGCTCCAAGATAATCTATAAACTACATTCTCAATAGTCTTGGGTCCCACACCGTATTTGATACCCATCGTTTGCATGAACTGCTTCTTACCAGATGTTAATAGGGCGAAATCTGATCTTATTTGTAATACATCTTTTTCAGTCAGTCTGGCTTGTGAATGTTTTTCACCGGACTGGGCTTTAGACATTTTTTTGCTTAGTTTCTTCTGATACCGCACGCCCAGCAAATACTTCGGACAGGTGATCTTTTTCTTGTTGTGACAATTTCCTACCTTTAGTATATTGATTGCCTTTATGGACAACAGATAAAAATCCTGGATTTTCTAGATGCCTCTTCTTCATCATATCTGAAGACAGTTTAATCTTTTCTGGCCTATTAGCAGCAGCAATCAATTTTTGCCTGGTTTCTTCAGTAGGTTTAATACCACCTTCACCACCAAGATTGCAGTTATATCCAAAATCTTTCAAATTAGAACAAGCTAACAAAATATATTGAGTTTCAGCTTTATAGGCCTCATTTTCGTTATCAAACTCATCGATAATTTCAAATTTGAAATTATTCAATCCGTACTTGTGAATAGCGGCATGTATAGCAAAAAACTCTAATGGATACTTTTCTTTTCCCCCGAGTGCGACTTTTCTATGATCTCCCCATCGAACTTGAGGATTGTTACTTTTGCCAATATAAACTTTTCCGTTTACAAAGTTAGTAATCAGGTAAACGTAATACTTGCTCATATCGCCTCACTTCTCTGATTAGTCCTCTTAAAAGATATATCAGATTAGTAAGATACAAATGAAAACGGCGTCTTTTGACGCCGTTTTCTTGCTTAATTAAATTGATATCTTAATTAGGACATAGCCTTCCAGCCGTCATAGCTGTGAACGGCTTGACCAACAAAACAAGAGTTAGTTGCAACTCTGAAAGTGTTAGAGATAGTAGTGTGTTCGGTTTCCATAGAAGCCTTAGAAGCACCGAAGTAAGTAATGTATGCTGGAGAAACATCAATAGTCTCAGAGCCACACATTAGAGGAAGGTTCTTACCATGCTGGCTAGCATAGTCATACCATGGTTGGAACAAAGTAATTTGTCCATGACCATCAGTACTGTTATCATTTGCATGATCACGATAAGCGCCTACGACAGTTAAGTCAGAGTTGTCCATCAAGTGCTCACCATCTTGAGCAGACTTACCATTATAAGTAAAGGAGGCGCGAGTGGCGGTATTATCTTTAAGGAAGAATCCCGCGAAACAGCCAACTGGAATATTTAGGGTAGTTCTAAATAGTCTCATTAAATCACAAAGACCAGAGCAGTTATCTTTAACGTCCAAACCACCATCAGTCCAGTACTCAACATCCAACATAACGCCATCAAAATTTCTGGTTGGATCAAGTGTTTGAAGGATATATCAAATTAACCAGATGAAAAAAAGAAAAGCTCGGTGATATTATCACCGAGCTTTCATTATTAAATTAAGATATTTTTAGTGAGGAACCATAACAAATCTTAATGGGAAAGAAGCTCCACCAGTTGGCATAAACTGAAGCCATGGTGATGGAACACTAGTAGGATTATATTTCCCCTCTACAGCGCCTTTAGTATTATCACCAGTTGATCCGCTAGCTGCCGGAATTAAGAATTTACCACCTGGTGTAATTCCCGGTGCTGCCCATACAGCCCCGCCCCATTGACCACCTCTTGGATTAAGTAAGAACCCAAATTTTTGGCCATCTGAATTAGAAGTATTAAGATGCATACGATACAAAACGCCATAATTACCATTTAGAGTTTGCGTAGATCCGTCAGTTACATCAGTTCCTACTGCCCATGTATCATAAACCATGCCACTTGCTAAGGCAAATTGCTGAATACCATCAGCAGTATCTACAGTGACACCAACAGAAGTGTCATAGACTTTGTCTGCAAATGGAAAAGTTCCACGATTATGAGTGTCTCTTGCAGTCACAGATAAGCCCGGACAAACACTTAATGGATTATCATTTTGATTTAATGCACAAATTGTTACCTGATGAGATTGAGTCATAGAATAATCCCAAATTCCATGTAGTAAGTTACCTGGTCCAACATTAGTACTATCAAATGTAGTATCTAATCTAACAGTTGATCCTGGATTAACAGTAACTGGAGAGCTTGCAGTTGATGTTGTCCATCTATTAAATCCAAGTTTACCAGTATATAAATAACTTGTAGAAGGTCCTGCAGTACCTTTCTTTTGTACAGTTAAAGTTGCACTAGAAGCGCTGGTGTTTTTTACTAAAACAGTAAATCTCATATTGCCTGATGATTTGCCATTGACATGATAAACAAATAATCTATGATAATTTGTTCCAGAAGTTGCTGGCAAATTCGGATCTTCATATAGTTTTGCCCTAACAGATGGGCTTTCTGGAGAATCAGAGAAAACTAATTTGCCACCCGTCCAAGTTTCAGTCATAGAAACCTCTGGACAGTTAAGTGGATTTACGCCGCTTAAACTTATTACATTAGATTGGCTTGCATTTGTTAAATCTGTTACTAATTGCGAAGGAGTTAAACATACTGAAATATTAGATGTCTGAGATTCTAAAACATTTGATGATTCAATGCATGATTCTGTATTAGATGCTGCGCAACTTGATACTAAAACAGCTAACAAACAACCTAATAAAATTAAAATATTCTTCATGCAATCTCCTAATTAAGCTTTATCTTCATATAAGTCTAAAGTAGCTCTAGTAATTGTGCTTCCCGTTTGTCCTGGAACAATTGTTACTCTTATATAACATTTCTCTCCTATAACAACACCTCCTAGATTTCTATTAAATGATGATCTTGTGCCTGCAGTTAAACCGGTCAAATTATCTAAATCAATAATCTGATTTGTTCTGTTATTATTTACAATCTGCTGTCCCCATAGTTTAAAACTAACATCATCACTACAGGTGCCTCCCCAGTTATACACAATACATATCATTCCAGCAGGAACATAATGATGACATAAAAATGCACTAGTAGTTGCAGAGGCAATTCCGCAAATAGCAGTACCAGTACCATTAGTATTTGTCCATAATTCTATAGCTCCAGCAGCAGCAGCGCCCTGAACAACATCAAATGACTCAACAAATCTTATATCCGTTGCTACCGTCGCAACGGCGGTTGTACCATTTAATGTTATTATTTCTGATTTTTTCACATAGTTAGAATCTAAATATACTAAACGAACAGCTTTGGCGCCAGATCCTGCGTCTGCATCTTGAGCACTGCTTGATTTAACGGAACGTTGAGCTTGCGCTGCTTGCTCATTGTATGTTCTAGTTGAGCATAATACCTCAGTAACTGCTGTTGTAGTGATATTACCAAATTTGTGAATAATCCTAGGATCTAAAAGAGGATTAAAATTGATTGGATAATTACAATAATTTTTGTAATTTGTTTCAAAATCAGTTTTATCATTATCATTATCTACTTGTGTAATACCAGATTCTACTGGAACGGTTCCCTTGTATATTATACATAAATAAACTATTTTGTCATCCAATAAAAATAGCTTATATAATTCATTATCTTCATCATATTGCAAAGAAAGCCTCTTCTGAGAAATAATGGCTTTCATATCACTCCATGTTTTATATACAGAAATTAATCCACTACCAATTGTTAAATGCATTATACGTCCTCAACAACAAATTCAAAAGCATATGATACTGTTCCAACTGTTGAATTAGTTACATTTCTTATAGCAATACCTTCATTTTGTCTTAAAACTAACCCTCTTGTACCAACAACTCTTTCATAGATGGCTACAGAATAATCTAAGCTTAAAGCATTATAAAAATTAGAGTTAGATAAATTAGCTTCTTCAGATGAAGCAAAAAATCTTCTAATTAAATTAGTTTCTGTAACACCTGTAGAATTAGTATGGGCTGTAATTCCAGCAGGCAATATATCAGAACTATCAGAAGGATAAATAGTAGCAGCAGTCCCTGCAGTTCTTGCAGATATTTTAGTTAAATATTGCTCTAATGTTTGCCCGTTTACAGCAGCAACTTGCCAATTATAACGACTTATTTTATACACGACAATTTTCTTAGTGGAACTAGTATTAAAAAGAGTAGCCATGTATTTATTATTTCCAGGTATTATTCTATCAAATATTACATAAAAAGTTGGTGATGTTCCGCCAGTTTCTGATGTAATTACAGTTCCAGTAATGTTAATTGGATTTAAAGATGTTCCAGCCTCTACAGATCCTCCTGAGGCAGAGAATCTCAAATTTACTCCACTAACATATTGTGAGCCGGCACCAGTATCTAAATCAAATACTCTTGGAATTTGTAAATTAGTACCATCTGATTCCCCAATTAAAACTGGATTGCCTGTTAATGCAGCATTAGCTGCACCCGCCCCTATAATAACTATTCGCCCAGAAGTATCTGTTAATATATTTCTAGTATTTGCTCCGTCTGATCCTGCAACTCTAACAGGATTACCTGATAATGCGTCGCCATTAGCAGCAGGGCCAATAACTGACCAAGGTGGAGTTCCTTGCTGAACTGTCCAAGTTCCACTTTGCGAAACTGGATGTACTACATTTGAAGCATCAACTCTTAAAGCTCCTGCTGTAGTTAAAGATAATGGATTGATATTTCCATTAGTATATGTTGGGGAGGTAGTAGTAACATGTCCACCAATCATAGCTAATGTATTTGAGCCAATTGCAGCTCCTGGGGTAATAGTTAGTTTAGATAATGTTGTTTCAAGAGCTAAACCACCAGTTGTACCTATATTAGAAGTTACAGTTCCAATTACTGTTGCATTTAAGTTTGCAGCCGTAGCCTGTACTACTGAAAAATTTCCAGATCCTGCATTTGCTGTTACGGTCCCTGAAACAGGAACAGGTGTTCCTCCTCCTACTCCTTGAATAGAAAGAACACCACCAGCAGGTGATCCTGCAGCACCAAGACCAATCATTACTTGATTTCCGGAAGAATCTACTTTAATGTATCTAGCATTGGTACCATCAGAACCTCCCCCAATAAGCAAAGCTGTCCCTGCCGGTATGGCAGTGTCAACTTCCACAGCCATTGGGTCGCCAAAAATATCATATAATACTGCTTCTGAGCCTGATGACATATTTCCTCTTCTTACTTATGCACTATTATGAACAAAATAGAAAAGCCCGCCATCACTAACGAGCTTTTCAGAATTTATTTATATTGACTAACTATCAATTACTTAAATTATGGAGTGATTTCGGTAACCAAAACATTTCCAGAGGTACCACTTGGGGAGAATACATCGATGATACCGGTATAATCTGCTGGAGTTTCCCAGTAAGCTTTGCTGAAAAGTACAGTAGTAAAACTAGTTGTACTTGCAGTAGCTCCAAGTTTAACGTACAAAGTTTTATTAGTGTCATTAAAGATGAAAGCTCCTAGTCTGCTAGCATTGGCAGCCAATGCAGTATAGCTAGAGTTTGCTACAGCATTAACAGCAGTTACAGTAGATGCTCCTGCTTTCTTGCTAACTACTCTCAAACTACCAGCAGTATCAAGAGATAGCGCATTTAGAGTATTGTTAGTGTAAGATGGGGCAGCAGTTGTTACATAACCACCGTTAACCATCATATCAGTTGCAGTGGAAGTTGCTGTTGCACCAGCATAAACACCGTCAATTCTCAAACCACCAAGAGTAGTAAGAGATAGTGCGCTCAAGTTACCGTTGGTTAATGTAGGAGCGGCTGTAGCTACAATACCACCTACTTGAGTATCGAATCCAAGAGCGGCTGCATTGTTAGAACCTACAGATGGGTTAGTTGCACTGATAGTACCAGCTACATATACTGGGTTTACAGCAGAGCCTTGAATATTACCATAACCATCTGTAATAGTAATTGGCCAAGCGTTGGCTAGAGAGTTTGGTGTACCCTGGTTAGAGGTAACTGTTCCGCTTACTACCCAAGGAGAGGTAGACTGGGTAACAGCTACTGTACCAGATACGGAGCTTACAGCTACTGTACCGCTAACAGTCCAAGGATTAGTTCCCTGATTAACAATGACTGGAGTCATTGACGGATCACCCTGGATGGTGATTACGCCGCCAGCAGGAGATCCTGCAGTGCCTGCACCAGCCACTATCTGACGTGCTGAAGAGTCAATTAGAATTGTACGAGTATTGGTGCCATCATTACCTGCAAATAGAATACTACGAGTACCAGGTACAAATGGATCGTTATGAACTACTGCTAATTCATAGCCGTCTGAACTAAACAAAACTGATGATGGAGATATTCCTGACATAGTTGTTCCTTAAGTTAATATAATTTAACTTACTACTTTAAATATGGGTTTAGTAGTATATTTATGGAGTCAATTCGGTTATTTTTGCTGACCCATTTGCTTGAGACCAAATTCCATTTATTTGACCAGTGTATCCGTAAGGTACTTCATAGTAACTTAAAGGAAATAACTTAATAGTAAAATCAGCTAACGAGACTGATGAACCAAGTTTGAGATACAAAAAATGCATGGAGTTATTATATATTGTCGCTCCTAATCGTATACTATTGGCTGATAAAAGTGTGGTGTCAGTTATGGCGGCTGGAACACTGGAAGTTGCCGTAGTAGCCGGTTTGGCTTGAGAAACAGTAAAAGAGTTATTTGGTGAAATAGCAACAACCAAAGCTCGGTCGGACGAGACGGCAGCTTGATTGCTTGGCTTAACAGTTACCGGACCATGACCGGCTGGGTCATTTAATACACTTTCTGTTTGAAGACGATAAACATATCCATCGTACAGGACTCCAATCGGAAACCCAAGGTCATTAAACAGAATCGCTGCTGGTGACTCATTAGACATTAGAGTATCGTCCTTGTTCTTGTGCCTTCAAAAGCAGTATTATATGTGATAGTATCAATGACTGTATGTACAATAGTCACACCATCATAATCATACATATTCCAATGTATAGTTGTTGGAAATGCTACATTGGTATAAGTAATAAACTTTTCTACTAACTTTTTAGTTTTCGCTACATCTAAGTACCAAGTGATAGATGTTGGAAATGGACTTCCAGGGGGTAGTACCTCTTTGAAAGCTCCTGATGCAAAACCATCACCTGGGCCTTCATCAATAAAATGAATTAAGTGTCTTAAAGTGCGATGCTCATTTGGAGTAAGTCCACCCCCTCCACTACTAGTAATCAAATTCTGAACATAACCATCTAATTGATCAAATCCAATTCTTACACCAGTAGTAAACCCATAACCTTCTAGGTATTGAATGCCACAATCAGTAAATTGCAACAAATCAATATTACTAATAACTAGCTCAATATCTTTGTTAAGAAACTTTCTTCTGAGCGTTCCTTTCATCAAAGATGATTTGATTTCTGCTTCAAATATTCCAGGTATTTTAAGTAGATCTCTAGTTTCGTTTAGATTGATTGGATAATTGAAAATAAAAATAGTCTTGCGCTGAGGCGAGACATTTCTTACTATGAATTGTCCACATTGAGGCTGATGCGGGGCGAAAACATTCATTCCCATGACTTAGCCCTCTTTATGAAATTTGTCTCTAATAGTTATGGTGATTGTTCTTTCAACATCAGGATTCTCGGCACTTGCCTTACATCCTTCTAAAAGCTTTTCAATCAATGAGTCATAACCCTTAGTGGCGACATCGTTTTTAGTAATTTCCAAAGCTTGTTTCACATCTTTGCGCACAAGCTCCTCATCCTTTGATAATATAACATTCTTGAGTTCGGATTCACCCATTCTAATTAGATCGTCATAAGTTAAACGATATCTAACATTCATAAGTTCTTCTAAGTAGTCAAAACTACCAACACCTGGTTGATTCTGTGCTCCA